AAAAGCTACAGATTTATTTTAGGTCCGTGGCCTGTTTCAGTCAAACGGTACCATCTAAAACTCTACCACCCTATTTTGGGACTCCTACTCCTTGATTATCCCAAAAAAATAATATATAAAAAATTTGCAATGATTAATCAAAGCGCGGCCGAGCTCCAGGAACAGTTGATTCTTGAGCACATTAAAAAGCTTGAAAATGCGGAAAAGGATTTTATCCCGTTTGTGAGGCATGTCTGGCCCGATTTCATATCGGGATACCATCACATGGAGATTGCCAAGAAGTTCAAGGCAATAAGGGACAAGAAACTTAAGCGACTGATCGTGAACATGCCTCCAAGGCACACGAAGTCAGAATTTGCCTCCTATCTGCTGCCCGCGTGGATGGTGGGCCGTAATCCAAAACTCAAAATCATTCAAGCAACGCACACTGGAGAACTTGCAATAAGATTCGGTCGTAAGGCAAAACACTTAATTGATTCAGAAGAATATAGAAAGATTTTTGAAACGACATTACAAGAAGATTCTAAAGCTGCAGGAAGGTGGGAAACTGCTCAGGGTGGTGAATACTTTGCAGCAGGTGTTGGTGGAGCAATCACTGGTCGTGGCGCAGATTTATTAATTATTGATGATCCTCACTCAGAGCAAGACGCAATGAATATGACAGCGCTCGAGAGAGCTTATGAATGGTATACATCAGGTCCACGTCAAAGATTGCAGCCTGGAGGTGCTATCGTTTGTGTAATGACGAGGTGGAATACAAAAGATTTAACAGGAATGTTATTAAATCATCAAAAAGAAGCAAAGTCAGATCAATGGGAGTTAATTGAGTTTCCAGCGATTATGCCATCGGGAAAACCAGTATGGCCTGAGTATTGGAATTTCAAGGAATTAGAAACTGTTAAAGCTTCATTAAGTGTTTCCAAATGGAATGCACAGTGGATGCAAAATCCAACATCTGAAGAAGGTGCCATTATAAAACGAGAATGGTGGAAGAAGTGGGACAAAGACACGCTGCCGAAGTTAGAACACGTTATACAATCTTACGATACAGCTTTTATGAAAAAGGAAACGGCGGATTATTCTGCTATAACAACTTGGGGCGTGTTTCGAGAAACTGAAGACAAGCCAGCGAATTTAATTTTGGTAGACTCCCTTAAAGGGAGATACGAGTTTCCAGAACTAAGAAGAAAAGCACTAGAGCAGTATAAGTATTGGAAGCCGGAGACAGTATTAGTTGAGGCCAAAGCATCAGGTCTACCTCTAACGTATGAGCTTCGTAACATGGGCATACCTGTTGTCAACTTCACTCCTTCACGTGGAAACGATAAACACACCAGAGTTAATTCTGTTGCACCTTTGTTTGAAAGTGGTATGATATGGGCACCTGATCAAAAATTTGCTCAGGAAGTCATTGAGGAGTGCGCAGCGTTCCCCTATGGCGATCATGATGACTTAGTTGATAGTATGACTCAAGCTGTTATGAGATTTAGACAAGGTGGATTAATTCCCCACCCAGAAGATTACAAGGATGAGAAGATCATCAAAACGAAACATGTGTATTATTAATGGTTAGAAAGCTGACAACAACTATTCCTCCATTAGCAGGCCCAACCCCACAAGGCTTGAATATTGGTTACAAAAAGGATAGAAGTGTGTTAATATCGGAGAAAATAAATGGCAGAAATAGACAAAGCTTTACCGAACGTAAAGCAAACAATAAACGTACCTAGTCCTCAAGACATTGAAATCGCTGAACAAGAAAAATTAAACGAGCAGCAAGAGTCTGGTCAACCCGTTGAAACAACGGAAAACGAAGATGGTTCCGTTGATATAAATTTTGATCCAAAAGCGGGAAGTCCTGGAGAAGACGAAGGACACTTTGCCAATTTAGCAGAATTATTACCCGATAATGTTTTAGATCCATTAGGAAGTACCCTTTACAGTAATTACGACGACTATAAAAATTCCAGAAGAGAGTGGGAAAAATCTTACACGAATGGTTTAGATTTATTAGGTTTTAATTATGATAATAGAACAGAACCTTTTAAAGGAGCATCAGGTGCAACACACCCAGTTTTAGCTGAAGCTGTAACTCAGTTTCAGGCATTAGCCTATAAAGAATTATTACCAGCAGGTGGCCCTGTTAGAACTCAAGTTATTGGAATGCCGTCTCCAGACAAGGAGCAGCAAGCAATTAGAGTTAAAGAATTTATGAATTATCAAGTTATGACAGAAATGAAAGAATACGATGCAGAATTTGACCAAATGTTATTTTATTTACCCTTAGCAGGTTCTGCTTTTAAAAAAGTTTATTATGATGAAATTATGCAAAGAGCAGTTTCTAAATTTGTTCCTGCGGATGATTTAGTGGTTCCTTATACAGCAACGTCTCTGGATGATTGTGAAGCAATTATTCATTCAGTTCGTATGTCAGAAAATGAATTAAGAAAGCAACAGGTTGGAGGATTCTATAGAGATATCGAAGTCAATCCTGCCTACATGACGGAAACAGAATTACAGAAAAGGGAAAGAGAACTTGAAGGAGTAACACGGGGAAAAGAAGAAAGAGTTTATACGATTCTGGAATGCCATGTCAATATAGATCTTGAAGGTTTTGAAGATGTCAACCCACAGGATGGAGAATTTACAGGAATCAAACTTCCTTACATTGTTACACTCGAAGAAGGCACAAGAAAAATTTTATCAATTAGAAGAAACTACGATGTCAAAGATCCAAAGAAAGCTCGGATTGAACATTTTGTTCATTTCAAATTTTTACCAGGTTTAGGTTTTTATGGTTTTGGCTTAATTCACATGATTGGTGGATTATCAAGAACAGCAACCGCTGCACTTAGACAACTGTTAGATGCAGGAACTTTATCGAATTTACCCGCAGGATTTAAAATGCGTGGTATTAAAATGAGAGACGAAGCACAAGCTATTCAACCCGGAGAATTTAGAGACGTGGATGCACCAGGAGGTAATCTAAGAGATGCCTTTATGACACTTCCATTTAAAGAACCATCTCAAACACTATTACAACTTATGGGGGTCGTAGTTTCTGCAGGACAAAGATTCGCTTCCATAGCGGACCTGCAAGTAGGCGATGGAAATCAACAAGCAGCAGTGGGTACGACCGTAGCTATGTTGGAGAGAGGTTCAAGAACCATGTCAGCCATACACAAAAGATTGTATGCTGGTATGAAAAGAGAATTTAATTTATTAGCAAGAGTATTCAAACTTTATCTACCGCCCGTATATCCATACGATGTTGTTGGAGGACAAAGACAAATTATGCAAACGGACTTTGACGATAGAGTAGATATTCTGCCAGTTGCGGATCCAAACATTTTCTCTCAAACTCAGCGTATCTCTCTTGCGCAGACGGAGCTGCAATTGGCATCCTCAAATCCAAAGATGCATAACCAGTATGAAGTCTATCGAAATATGTACGAAGCGTTAGGCGTTAAGGATATTGACCTAATTTTAAAAAAACCACCGGCACCAATGCCGAAAGATCCGGCACTAGAACACATTGATGCTTTGGCGGGAATGCCTTTCAGAGCTTATCCGGGTCAGGATCATCGTGCGCATATTACTGCTCACTTGAATTTTATAGCAACAAACCAGGTAAGAAATGCACCGATGATGACAGCGGCAATTGAGAAGAACTGTCTCGAGCACATCAGCTTAATGGCGCAAGAACAAATCGAATTGGAATTTAGAGAAGAAATGCAACAGATGCAGCAAATGCAACAGAAGATTGAAGCAAGAAAAGCGGTGTTGATCGCTGAAATGATGGAAGACTTTATGAAGGAAGAAAAGAAAATTACTTCTCAGTTTGACCATGACCCTATTGCTAAGTTAAGATCTAGAGAATTGGATATCAGAGCTCTTGACAATGAAGCAAAACGAAGAGATGCTGAACAAAAACTTAATTTAGAAAATATGAAGGCGATGATGAATCAAGATGTTCAAGAAACTAAGATCGACCAGAACGAAGAACTGGCTGAACTTAGAGCAGACACATCCATTGAAAAACAAGAAATGGCAAATGCCAATAGACTTAAACTCGCTGGCATGAAACCAAAGACAAATGGAAGAGGTAAATAATGGCTTGGTTTGGATTAGCTAAAATAGCATTACAAGCGGGTGGTAAAATTTATGCCAACCGTCAAAGAACGAAGATGGCAATGTCTGATGCACAGTTAATGCATGCACAGAAGATGGCCAGTGGTGAGGAATCTTACCAAGGCAAATTGCTAGAAGCGCGACAAAACGATTACAAGGACGAAATCGTTCTTTGCATTTTGACACTTCCCATAATAATTTTGGCTTGGGGAGTTTGGACAGACGATCCGGCGGCTATGGACAAGATAAAAATCTTTTTTGATCATTTTTCGGCATTACCAAAATGGTTTACAAATTTATGGATACTTGTATGTGCCAGCATATTTGGTATAAAGGGAACACAAATATTTAGAGGAGGAAAAAAATAATGCCAGGAAAAGAAATAAAAGGAAGAAGTAAAAGAGCAAATTATCGTCATGGGGGAAGAATTGGAAAACAATTCGGTGGACCACTCGCTCAACCAGGTGTTGCGCCTGTTAGACCGCTTGGTTTTAAAGGTGGTGCAAGAGTCAAAAAAGCTCACGGTGGTAAAAGTAAAAAATAATTAGTTAATTATGCCTTTTAAATCAGAAAAACAAAGACGATATATGCATGCTAACCATCCTGAAATCGCAAAGCGATGGGAGAAAGAGTATACAAAAGGTGGAAGAGTAAAAGTTAATGAAGGTGGATATATTGGACCAAGCATTAGAGGTGAGTATGGTGGAGTTAATTTATCAAATCCACACAACAAGAAATATTATAAAGGAATGATATAAGTGGATCCGTTAGTTGTTGTAGCCAAACTACAAAAAATAATGAGAGACAATTTACAAAGAGTTGGGGATGCCATGATAAGCGGTGGTGTTGACAATATGGAAAAATACAAGTATATGTTAGGACAAGCTAACACATATCAATTTATACTACAGGAAATCTCTAACCTGCTAAAAGATAAGGAGCAAAAAGATGAAAAAGGAAACGTTGTCGATATCGGAAAAGGGAATTCCAAAACATAGGAATGCACTTTCTGAAAAATACCTAGATGAAGCCAAAGGTGAAAAAGAACCTTTAAATCCAGACAATATACAAAACGTAAAAGACCAGCTACCCGAACCTAGCGGCTGGAGACTTTTAGTTTTACCTTTCACACCGAAAGAGAAAACTAAAGGTGGAATTATTATTGCACAAGAATCATTAGAGAAATTAAGAATAGCTACAAACTGTGGTTATGTTTTAAAAGTTGGACCTTTAGCATATTATGATAAAGAAAAGTTTCCAACAGGTTCTTGGTGTAAAAAAGGAGATTGGGTGATTTTTGCTCGTTACGCAGGATCAAGATTACCTATAGAAGGCGGAGAAGTCCGTTTATTAAACGATGACGAAGTTTTAGGAACTATAAAAGATCCTGAATCAGTGTTGCATAATGTATAACATAGAAGGAGATAACTATGCCAGAAGATGACAAACAAAATCCGAGAGAAGCAAA